GGCGGAGCCGCTCGACCTGGTACTGCTGGCTTTGGCGGCAACGTCCGGGCATGTGACCGTCGGGGACTGGCAGTGAAGGTCGAGCCCCCCGCGAGGGGGGGCCCGGACCCTGGGGCGGAGGAGGAAGAACAACCCCGCCGGAATGATAGCAGCACCCTGGAGGACTGCTACGATGACTGTGACTGCGACAGGTACGGTCCGGCGGCGTGTCCGGTGTGCCGGGACGACTGGCAGAGGAGGAGAAATGGGCAAAGACGAGTGGACACTAGCCCGGATCAGTGACACCTACCTAGGCATCGAGGATCACGGGTTCCTCACCTACATCATCGGCCTCGACTACGCCGACCCCGGAGAGAAGATCGGCAGCGGACACCAGGGCTTCGGATTGCGCGTCCTGTGGACGAAGAAGCATGGCGGCACCCGGGCCTCCATCGCGCTGATCGCCGAACTACTCGAAGCTGTCGGCGTGGAAGCCTGGGGGCAGTTGGTCGGCAAGATGATCTGGGCGCAGGCCGACTTCGAGCACGTTCACCGAATCAAGGGCTTGGATACCGGAATCACATTCGATCCCGAGGAAACAGTGAAGCGGACGGAGGCTGCGGCAGGGGAGGAGAAATGATCGACGAAACCCCGACTGTCTTCGACCGGCTTCGTGAGCCGTTCCCGCCCGAAGACATCGACCAGCTACCCCGCGAGATCAAACGGGGCCCACGGGCCGGCACCACCATCCAATTGGACTATGTGGGCCACGCCGCGGTTACCGACCGGCTTATTGGGGTGGACCCGGAAGGCTGGCGGTGGGAGCCGTTCGCTGTCGACGAGCTCGGATTGCCGAGGATCGTCCGGCGGGGCGACGGTCTGGAACTGTGGATCCGGCTGACTGTCGGCGGGAAGACGATGCCCGGTGTGGGCACGGTCCCCGTCGAATACGACAGGACGAGCGGGGCGGAGCTTCCGGCGGATCAGGATACGGCGAAGGAGCTGATCGGCGACGCGATCCGTAACGCGGCGATGCGGTTCGGCGTCGGCTTGGACTTGTGGCGAAAGCATGGGCCGGCCGAGGCCGCCCCGGCGGGGCCGCCGTGCCCGCACTGCAAGACACCGGTCAGGCACAATCCGAACCCGCAGGGCAAGCAGCCCATCTGGTCATGTCCCAACGCGGGCTGCGGCGGCGGGGAAGGCACACGGAAGGATGGGACACCGTGGCCGTGGGGGTCGTGGGATCCGAACTTCTTCGCCGACGAGCAGCCGGTCCTGGTGCCGACCGGTGAACCCGCCCTTATCCCCGACGAGACCAAGGCCGGATGGGATGATCTGACGGCCAACCTCGAAGTGTTGGGGGTGTCGGAGGATCAGGCCCGCTCCGAACTGGAAGCCTACGCCGGCAATCCCGGCTTCGCCTCAGGGTCGATCAAAGACATGCGGGCCGGCGTGAACCGTGCCGTCACACTCGTCGCCGCTCTCGGCCTCGCCCCCGACTCGGTCCTGGCGGACTGGTGGGCGCAGTGGCAGACCGAAGAGCCATCCAAACGGGGCATCCTCACCTGGCCGTCCGTCAGGGGGGGCGAGGTACAGTCGTTCGCCAAACGGGTGCAGCAGCATCTGCGCGGGCTGCTCGGAAAGTGAGGGGCCATGATCGACCTGTTGCCAATGTGGCCCATATGGCTGGCACTCGCCGTCATCATCGCCGCCGTCATCGTCTACTGCGCCATGTACGTTCCGGCACGGTCGCATCGGCCGACAAGGCATGTCGGAGTCCTGTACTGTGAGAAATGCCGGGTGCTGTGCGACGGGAGCAACCGCTGCTGGTGCTGCCGGGAAGAAGCGTTCGACCGGCTCGAAGGTGTCGAATCGCACGAAACGGAGCCGATGAACCCGCCTGACGGGGAGCTGGTCTGGCTGCGGGCCTACGACGGGGGGCAGTGGTGGTCCTATCACCGGGACGGGCCGTGGCATCCGTACCCGGTGCGGGGAACGATCGGACAACAGGAGAGGAGCGGGCCGGAGGGAGAACCATGAAACCACGAGACTTCAGGAATGATCCGACCGAAGCAGGGGAGAGAAGCGGACAATGAGTTGGCCCTGGATCTTCACACTGATCGGAGCGGGCATATTCGCGCTGGCGGGAGGGGCCGTCTGGCTGGGCGCGTGGACCGACGAACACACGAACAGTGACGGATTCGGCTGGAGGGTCGTCGCCGGGATCATCGCCACCCTCGGGGTGCTGGTCATCGCCATCGGCGTACCGGCCACCGCGATAGACGCCGCGGCGTGCCGCCGCTACGGGCAGCGGCTCGGCCTCGAAGTCGAATGGCCGTTGGTCGGCGGCTGCTACGTGGCTGTTCCCGGCGAGGACCGGATGGTGCCGCAGTCGTGGATCATTCCGGTGATTGAGGGTGAGCGGCTCCGTATCGAGATCAGCGACGGAACCGCACCATGAACCTGCAAGACCTGAAAGACGATCTGGAATACTGGTTCAAGTTCGCCTCCATCGACGGGATCGACGCCGAGGATCACTCGGCCCTAGGGGTGGCTCGCCGGGTGGCCGATCTGTGGGACGAATGTCCTGTCTGTGCGCCGCCAGAACCCGTGTCGTTCAAACCGTCGCAGTGTCTCCGATGTCACGGGTTGAGGGTCGTGCCCAGCGGTAAATGGGGCGACTGGCGGGGGAACGGTCCCACCATCAACCCGGCCGCCTTGTACCGCTATCTGTTCGGGGAGGACGCATGACTTCGGCCCGGCTTGAAGCCCTCTGGTATGAGTTCAACAGCCGACTCGCCCAGCCCGTACCCAAGCCGAGGCTGCGGGTCAGACCCCTACTCGTCACGAAAGGACGGCTGGGTGAATGCGGTGTCGGCTTCGTCACCCTAGACCCCCTGGCTCGGCCGAAGCACGCGTTCCATGAGTTCGCCCACTGGTACTGGCAGCGACAGGACATGCAGCACCGTGTTCTGGGCGCCCGCTTCCTCGAAGCCGTGCGGATGGGGGAGTGGGATAGTCGGGCGCAGGAGACGTTCGCCGACTGCCTGGCCTTTCTGATGTGTGGGCTGTGGTGTCACAGCGGCCTGCGAAGCGTGAAGGGTGCGGAAGTGTTGAAGGCGCTACTCAAGGAGCAGACACAATGAGCCGCGAGCAGACGCCGGAACTTCAGTTGATGCGCCTGAGAGAGACGCTGTATGCCCTCCTTGAAGCCTACGGCCCGTTGTCTGATGCCGTTCTGGCGGCGAAGGAAGCATCTGGGGGGATCGTCGATGTGGGCGCGGCCGCGGAACGAATGGCGGCGGTGATGGAAGGGCTCGACGGCTTTGCCCCCGACTGGTCCCACATCGACCTAGTGAACTTGGCCGTTGATCTACTTGCCGCGGCACTCAGAGAGGAACAGACGCAATGAGCCTGCGTGACGAGTTGGCGGCGATCATCACACCCTTCGGCGCCTCGGGCTTTGAGAAGGCCGACAAGGTGCTTGCCCTGTTGAGGGAACGGGGACAGCCCATGTGGTGCTCATCGTTTCTGTGTAACGAGTGGACCGTGGATGATGAGACGGAGGGGTCGGTGGCCCGTTTCGTCCTTCTCGATCTCGGAGAGGAACAGACACAATGAGCCACGAAGATGGGTTGGCCGACATTGTGATCAAGGCGGGCCTCGATGCGGCCGACATGTTGGAGTTGCCACCCGCTGGGCTGCCAGGTCTGGCCGACACGCTGATCTCGGGAGGCGTCGGCGCTGAAGATGTCGAGATCATCGAACGGCGGACCATCTGCCGTGTGCGCCATGCCTTTGGCGGCCTGCCCTGTTCGTGCGGCTTCCACGATTATGGGGAGGGGTGACCGATGGGCTACTGGAGGATCTGCGACAAGGAGCCGCCACACCGTATCGACTCTTGGGATGACGTACTCGGATCGTGCGGGGTAAGGGCCACGGGCCACGAGTGTCAATGGCTCGGCCCGGACGTTTTCGTGGTTCCTGTGGGGGAGGGGACCATCATCATCGAAGATCGCGAAGCTGCGGCCGAGCGGATGCGTGTCCTGCTCCGCGAGTGGGATGAGGCTGGCGAGTTCCCGATGCCGACCGGGTTCAACGACACCGCTCACATGCTGCTGGCGGCTGCGGCTGGGGAGAAGCCGTGAGAAGATCTGGCGTATCCGTCTCGCTCCGTAACCTCGTCGAGATGGACGGCCTGGGCTGTGTCTGGCCTGGCTGCGAAATGCGGGCGACGGAGAAAGCGCACTTCCATTCCAAGGGTGCAGGCGGCACACCGGACGGCCGCCGGGATGCGATAGAGAACCAGGGGGGCATGTGCTGGCAGCATGCCCGCATGTCCGACGGGCAGCAGCCGGGCGGATGGCCCGCCTTCAAACAGGCGCACAACGCCCTGTTCGGTGAGGGCTGGGAGTGGCGGATACCGATGGACCGTTGGGGCTTCGAGCGGGCCGAGGCGCTGACCGCGCTCATCGCGAAGAGGAGGGCGGGATGAAGGATTGGCTAATCATCGGCGGTCTAGGCGCTGCGGGCAGCCTGCTGGTTGTCGTCTCTGTAATGGCCGCCCTGGAAGGCACGTTTGGGGGCTTTGGTCTATCGCTGGTCATGGCCCTGTGTTGTTTCGCTGCTATCGGGCGGATTCGAGGTAGACGGTGAACTCGGCGCGGGCCTGCTGGCTACACCGGTCCAGGGTCTACCACCGCTACGGTGGCGACGATTGGATCCGCGGGGACTGGCTCATGCGGGCGATGTGCGGGGTGCTACTCTCCTGCCGCCGGTTCCGCTGCCAGGAGGGCACGGAGCATCAGGCCCGCCTGCTGGGTTTGCGGCCGTGTGGCCGATGCTGGAGGAGGACAGATGCCGACGAGAGGGCCGTGTAATCGTTTCTGCCGGGTTCTGGCGTTGTTCCTGGCCGCGGGATGCGTCGGGGCTGCCGTTTGCCTGTGGCGGGCCGCACGGGCCGTCTTCCCGGATTTCCGGCCGTGAGCCGTATTGCCGCCGGGATTTACGATTTCCAGTCGGGCCCGGCCCGGCTCGCCATCTCCGATGTCACCCCCCACTCCGGCGACCTCAGAGCGTGGGTGGAAGTGTTCGCCGGGCAGAAGCGGGTCACCTACGGTGATTACAACCTGCGCGGGGCTCGAACTGTCTCGTCAATGGCGCGAGCCTGCTCCGAAGCGGCGCCGTCCGTCAAGGTGGATTGGCTCGGCTGGCTCGCCGAATGCTGCTACCGGGTCGTCCACGACACACTGGAAGGCGACCCCCCGGTCGAACTGTCAGCGGATAACGCGACGGCGCCGGGATGGATCGTCGAACATCTGGTCGGCGACGTGGGGGCAACCTCCCTGGTCGGTTTCGGCGAAACCGGCAAGAGCCTGCTCGCCCTCGCTGTCGCCTGCACCGTCACGTCCGGTGAGGACAAGTGGCTCGGCCTGAAACCGCTTATCAAAGGCCCCGTCTTCTACATTGACTATGAGGCCGGCGCCCCACAGCACGAGTGGCGGCTCGCCCAACTCGCGAGACACTTCCGGCAGTCCGCGCCGAAGGGTATCCACTACCGGCGGGAAGGACTGCCCCTCGCACGAAGTGTGGCGTCGATTGCCCGGCACGCCGCCCGCCTCCAAGCGAAACTGCTGATCGTCGATTCGGTCATGCTCGCGAGGGGCGGGGACGCGTTCGGCCCGGAATCGACAACCCAGCTCTACTCGGCCCTGTCACAGATCGGCCTTCCGGCCCTGCTGGTGGATCACCGGGCCAAGCACGCGCAGACGAACGGGGACACGGGACCTTACGGGTCGGTGGCGAACCTGAACTCGCTCCGATTGTGCTGGGGGGTATCCACGTTGGGTGTTCCGGGCGGGGCGGACATCAAACTACGGAAGGTGAAAGCCAACTATCACGGCAACCTTCGGCCGCACGCCTGGCAACTCAGATTCACCGACGACAACCGGGAAGCCATCTTCCAGAAGGTCGACCCGCTGGAGGTTCTGCCCGGCGGTGAAGCGACGGCGAAGGACCGAATGCTCGGCGCCCTGGCCGCCGCCGGGGACCGGGGCATGAAGTCAAAGGACCTGGCCGCCGAGATCGGTGTGACGGAGGCGGTCGGCCGGGCCATGCTGTCGAAGCTGAAGGGACAGGGTCTGGTGTTCCAGTCGGGTGGTTTCTGGCTGCTTGACGACAGGCAGGAGGAGGCGCCGTTCTGATGGCCGAGTTGCGCTTCGAGTTGCGCCCTGCTTCCGGGTTGCGGCCCGGTTGCGGTTTCGTCGAAAAGCGTTACACTGTAATAGTGCAACCGGTTCGCAACTTTGCAACTCGGGGCATGGGGGGGAGGGAGTGCAACTCCCCCCTCCCCCTAGGGTTGCGCCCAAAGTTGCAAGTCTCAATGAAGGGTTGGGGGATTTGTTGTTGAAGGAGGAGAGGATGGAGCCGGAACTGTGGACAAGATGCCCGAAGGCGACCCTTGTGGCCGTCCCGCACAAGCGCAGCCGCTATCGCTGCACCTGTCACGGCGAGTGGGATGACACCCTATTGCGGGTGTCGTTCGATGAGGCCGTAGAACGGATGGCCCGGGAGTTGTGCGCTGACGGGATGCGCGGCAACCCGCCCGTGCCCTGTGTCGAGTGTATGGCAGACGCCGAAGGATTGCTGCGGGCGGCTCTCGGGGAGGAGAAGCCATGAGCGATTACGCCCGGGGCATCAACCGGCGCTGGTGGACGGAATGGGCGCAGCCGGGCAGCATTCACGATCCGGCCCTCTGCGAAGGCCAAGTCTGCCCGGTGCATCATCCGACCCGGCATCATCTGCGGCATCTACCCCGGCACTGGCGCTGGGACCGGGGGATGCTGGAACGCATCTGCGAGCACGGTGTGGGCCATCCCGACCCGGATCAGGTCGCGGCGTGGAAACACGTCTATGCCAGTGATCCTGAGCAGGTGTGTGCGTTGAGTGTTCACGGCTGTGACGGCTGCTGCCGAATTCCAGGGGCGGGTAGATGATTGCCGCCGATGATGGGCGCGTATACGATCCGTATAGGGGCGGGTGTTCTGCGACAACCGGAAAGGAGCAGCTATGAGCGATTTCTGGCGCGAGGCACGCTGCGATGAGGATGATGAGGCCGTGCTCGACGGCGGTCCCGACGATGGGATCGGCGTGGTGCGGATACTGTTCGATGAGGCCGCAGAACGGATGGCGAAGACGCGGCACGATCCAGCGGATCACATTCCGCCGGGCCTTTCAATCATCGAGGGCGACGACCCTGTTCCGCCGTGTGCTCACTATGGCTGTTCCGGGTTTACACCTGAAGATTTGAGATGGGCCTCCCATCTGCTCCGTGCTGCTGTCGGGGAGGGGGATACATGAATCTGCAAGAAGACGAAGAGCGGAGCCTGTGTATGTGTGGCAGCGGCGGTGATCCCTGCGAATGTGTTTGCGGCGGCTATGATTGCGGAGCATGTGAGGGCCTGGGCATCACTGACGATTGCTGCTGCGAGATGGGGCAGCACGACCCCCGCTTTTGCCCACAAGGGCCATGCCCCCACTGTGGCGGATCTGGCATGAACGCTGCGGGGCGTGCCTACGTTCACCGTCGCCTGGCTTTCGAGGAGGAGAAGTCGTGACCCGGTTTGTGCTTCCCATCGAACCGAGGCCGGCAGCGCGTCCGCGGGCGCGGAGGGGCGGGCACGGGTACTATCCGGCCGGGTACGCGTCCTGGCTGGAGGCGGCGTCACTGCTGGCGAAGAGGGCGTGGACGGGATTGGTGACGATGCCGTGTCCGGTGAGTGTGGTGCTCACCCTGCGGCCATCGTCGATCGTCATAGAGGTCGAGGCGTCTGACGCGCAGCGCGGGAAACTCAAGGGGGATAGTGACAATTTCGCCAAGAGTTGCCTGGACGCGCTGGTCCGTGGCGGTGTGCTCGAAGACGATTCGCAGGTTGTCGAGCTATCGGTGAGGATGGAGGGCGGGGCGTGATCGGCTGGTGTTCTCGGACGATGGCCCAGTACGGTAACGCGGGCGGCAACAACCGGATCCACGCCGACCCGACCTGCAAGATGGGGCCGGACCCGATGATCCAGGTTGAAGTGTGGGACGGGCTGCTGTTCCCGTCGTCGCGTCCCGCCTCGGCCGGTGTGGCGGTGAAATGGTGTTCGATGTGTTCCCGGCCGGTGATGCCCGGCGTCTGGTCGCGCCGTGCCGCCTGTCAGGGGGCGGACCCGGATCTGTTTTTCCCTTCGGTGGAGTCGCATGCGAACGACCGGTACGCGTACACGCGTGCCCGTGCCATTTGCAGGCGATGTCCAGTGCTGTCCGAGTGCCGTCGGTTCGCTTTGGAGCATGAGCCGGGGTTCGGCATGTGGGGCGGGCTGACAAGGAAGGGCCGGGACCGGGCGCGGCTTGCCATGACCGATGATGCGGCTACAATCGGCGGATAGGCGAAAGGGGAGAGACGTGTTCGATGTGCGGGGACTGTTCAAGCAGGCGGCGGCGGCTGGTTCGGCAGCGTTCGCTGCGCTGTTCCCGGCAGCGGCGCTCGTGTCGGATCTGACCGCGGCCAAGGCCGCATTGGTGGCGGGTGTCGCAGCCGGTTTCGGCGTGGTGTTGGGGTTTGTCGGGAATGCGGTGAAGCAGTTCTACGACAAGTATTTGAAGAAGTAGGAAGGGTTCGCCCCCGCCGAGGAGAATGGAGCCGAAGGACGGAGCGGTTCCCGGTTGGGTGGGAGAGGCCATGCCGATGGCAATGTAGGTGGGGGCGGGCAAACCGAAAGGAGATGACGGGTTGACAGGGTTCGTTCCTGCCGAGGGATTATGTCGGGCGGTGCGCGCGTCTAGCCCGGCGATGGCGGCCTGGGTCTTAACCCCCGTGGCTGGTGGCGGGTGCCCCGAGACGTTGGGGCAGTAGGCGGGAACGGATGATTCCGAAATGGGCCCGGCCGTGGGCGCCGTCAAGCGCCGACCCGGAATGGGGCACCACCGACTGGACCACCAGCCGGGGCACCGTCGAAGAACTGGTACAGGACATCCTGGGGACGCATCGGGGGCAGTGGATGGGTATCGGCGACGTTCAGTCGATTGCGGGCCGGGTGCGGCCGGGCATCAACGCGGATACGGTTCGGGTGGAGGCGTTCACGGTGGCCCGCTCGTTCTCGTCGGTGGAAAGACGCATCGTCTGCTGGCCGCGCCTTGAGGGGAGGGGCCGTATTGTGACCGAGGAGCAGATGCAGCTGAGGGTCCAATGAGGAGGAAGGGATGAGAACCCTGTGGTCAGTGAGCGACGGCGAATACTCAGACTACTCGGTGTGTGCCCTCTTTGAGGAGCGGGCCGACGCCGAGGCCGCAGCCGCAGCCTGGAAGGATGCCGACGTGGAGGAGTTCATCTGCTACTCCCGCGGCGAGGCATATAGGAATCCGACCTGGAAGGTGAGGGCGCGCTTCAGTCCGAACGCGGTGAAGATCGACGACCTGTCCTGCCCTGGCGCATGGTGGGGCCGACTCACCGGCCGACCCGAAGTCGACGACTGGCAGGCTCGCGATGGATGGAGGCACCTGGATATTGAGGCGGACAACCCTCAGGCTGTGCGCCAATCCTTCTCTGACCGTTGCGCCCAATACAAGGCCGAGTCGGGGGCGACCTGGCCAACACCCGACCTGCAATGGGACTAGCAGAGGATCCAATGAGCCACCGGTATGGTCTGATCGTAAGCGATGAGCATGGCCGCTTCTGGTGGCGGATCCTGCAACGGGAAGCACCCTACGCTCTCATCCGGCAGGGGGAAGCCCGTTCTATCCCGGAGGCGATCCGCATCGGCGAGCAGGAACGGGACATTCTGGAAGCCCCACGTGATTCGGGGGCAGCGTCTTGACCCTCAAACCCATGTTGACAGTGTGCGGTGCCCACAAGCGGCAGGGCAGCGGCCTGTGCCAGCGTCCCGCCGGCTGGGGTACTACGCATGTCGGGTTCGGTACTTGCAAGCTGCATGCCGGTTCGACGCCGGATAGTACGAAGCATGCGGAGAAGCAGCGTGCCCGGTGGGAGCAGTTCCTGATCGACGAGATGGACCCTTCCCTGAAGGTGGTCCGCCAGTTGAGGGATGGTGAGGATGTTCCTGCCCGGGATCGGATTCGGGCGGCGTCGTGGCTGGTGGAGCAGGCGCGTACTTTGATGGAGGGTGCTGGGGGTGAGCTGGTGTTGAGGATACGGTGGCCGGACTGACCCTGCCGGACATCGACCCGGGCTTTCACCCGGACCAGGCCGAAGTAGCCAGAAGCAAAGCACGTTTTCGGGTGCTCGCCGCCGGCCGGCGCTGGGGCAAGTCCCGTCTGGGCGTGTGGGAGTGCCTTCGTGTCGCGTCGGAGGGTGGCCGGGCCTGGTGGGTGGCGCCCACCTACCCGTTGGCGAATGAGGGCTGGCGGCCGTTGCGGATTATGGGCCGCCAGTGGCCGGGTGCCGTGGTGCGGGAAGTCGACAAGGAGGTTGTGCTTCCGGGTGGCGGCATGGTGCAGGTGAGATCGGCGGACGAGCCGCACCGTCTGCGCGGCGCCGGCCTGGATTTCGTGGTGATCGACGAGGCGGCGTTCTGCCGACAGGAAACATGGACCGAAGCGCTAAGGCCCGCGTTGACGGACAGGCTGGGCCGGGCGCTGCTCATCAGCACGCCGAAGGGCCGCAACTGGTTCGCCGACATGTTCGACCGGGGCATGAGGGACGGCTGGGCCCGTTGGCAGTTCCCGACCACGTCGAACCCGTTCATCCCTGAGGGTGAGGTTGAGGCCGCCGCCCTGGAGTTGCCGTCGCTGGTGTGGCGGCAGGAGTATCTGGCCGAGTTCGTGGAGGCGCAGGGGGCACGGTACAATGCGGACTGGTTCCGCTACTACACGCCCACCATGAGGGACGGGGTGCTCCGCTTCCAACTCGGCGACGTTGAGGTCGATTCGCGGAAGTGTCAGCGGTTCTGCACCGTCGACCTTGCGGCATCGTTGAAAACGTCGGCGGACTGGACGGTCATCCTGTCCTGCGCCGCCACCAGGGACACGCTGATTGTGCTCGACCTGGTGCGCCGGCGGATGGAGGGGCCGGACATCGTGCCGGCGGTTGAGGATCAGATGGGCCGCTGGGATCTGAAAGTCGCCCACATTGAGGCGACCGGCTTCCAATTGGCGCTGGTGCAGGAGGCGAGACGGGCCGGCCTGCCCGTCAAGGAGCTGAGGGCGGATAGGGATAAGGTTGCTCGTTCGCTGCCGTTGGAGGCCCGGATGGAGCACGGGTCGGTCTGGTTTCCGAGGGATGCGGCGTGGCTGCCGGAGTTGGAGCGGGAGCTGCTGGCGTTCCCGGTGGGGGAGCATGACGATCAGGTGGACGCGTTGGCGTATGCGGCGGCGGCGATGATGGTTCCGGTCATGCCGGATTGGGGCCGGGCCGCGGAGGACACGATGGTTCAAGAGTCCGAGTGGCGGATCTGACCTACCGCATGATGGCACCATCACCATCAATGGTTGACCATTGGAGGGTAGGGTGCCGAATCCCCGGCATGACGCGTACGGCCGCTTCGCGAAGAAGGACGGCACTGTAGCCCCGGCCGTCAGGAAGCAGTTCTCGCCGACCGACGAGCTCGGCGTCCAAACCAAGAAACGGTACTCCGCCTCCCTGTACGACGATTTCCTGCCGCAGCTGCGGGGGACCGGCTTCCTGCGGGCCATCCGGGAAATGGTTGACAACGACGCGACCGTCGGCGCGGTCCTGTTCGCCATCGAGCAGCTACTCAGGCAGGCGCCGTGGACGCCGGAGCCAGCCTCCGAATCCGCCCAAGACCAGGAGGCGGCCGCCTTCCTGGAAGAAGCCGTCAACGACATGGAGCACACGTGGGCGGACCATGTGTCCGCCGCGTTGACGATGCTGCCCTACGGGTTCTCCTGGTTCGAGCAGGTGTACCGGCTGCGAAGGCCGGAGAGCGGAAGCCAGTTCTCTGACGGAAGGCTGGGCTGGGCCAGGATGGGGTTCCGGCCGCAGGACACCCTGATCCGCTGGGACGCGGACGAGCAGGGGCGGGCGTGTTTCGTGCAGGACACCGGCGCCGGGATACCTGTCGTCATCCCGGCGGCGAAGTCGGTGCATTACAAGACCTCGCAGGGCAGGGGGCAACCCGAAGGTCATAGTATTCTTCGAAATGCGTACCGCTCGTGGTTCTATTTGAAGCGGGCGCAGGAGATCATGCTCGTCGGCTTGGAACGCAGTTTGGCGGGCCTGCCGGTCGCCCGGATCCCCGCCGAGTCGATCATCGCCCAGGACGCCCTGTACCAGCGGGCCGCCCTCATCGTCAGAAGGGTCCGACAGGACGAGCAGATGGGTGTCGTCTGGCCGTCGGACAAGTGGCCGGGCACCGACTCGGACCAGTACAGCTTCGACACCCTGAAATCCGAAGGGCCGAGGTCGATCGACCCGGTTGAGGTGTGCCGCATGTTCGCCAACGACATCTCATCGAGCGTTCTGGCGGGCTGGATCCAGCTGGGCCGGGACGCTGTCGGCTCAAGAGCGTTGGCAATGCCGCAGCAGGAGATCTTCCAGCGTGCCCTGGAATCATGGTTGGATTCGATGGAGGACACGTTCCATCATCAGGCCGTCCTCCCCCTGTTGAAGTTGAACGGCATGCAGACCGAAACACCGCCAAGATGGCGGCACGGCACCGTCCAAGACGTGGACCTCGCGGAGCTGGGCGCGTTTGTGAAGGATGTGGCGGCGACCGGCTACGACTGGGGTGTGTTGAATCAGGCGGATCCGATCCGGGATCAGCTGCGGACTATCGCCGGGTTTGAGCCGGAACCGGACGAGTTCGTCGAACTCGAAGGGGCGAAGCCGGAGCCGGTGCCCGAGCAATTGGTGTTGCCTGCCGCGCAGCCGGAGGAGCAGAAGTCCCCGAAGGGGAAACCCGCGGCGAAGCGGTGGGATTCGGGTAAGGGACTGTGGACACCCCGGTAGTCAAGGCCCCGGCTGGTTGGGAGCGGGTGTTGCGTGAGGCTGCCCGGCTCGAACGCGGCCTGCGGGAAGCGGTACTCCTGTGGGCCGACACGGTCAGAGGCTTCCTAACCATTGACGAGATCGTCCGGGCGATCGAGGCGGGCCGGCTGGAGCATCTGATCGGCGAAGCCATCGAGGCGGCTGGTACGATCGGCACTACCGCGGTGCTTACGGAGATGGCGCAGGCGGCTTCGAGGCTGGCGGCGGGGATCGTGTGGGATCGGGTCACGCCCGGGTTCACCCGTCCGACTTCGGGGATGGCCGGCCCGTTCACCATCGACTTCGCGAGGATCGACCTGGAAGCGGCCCGCTGGGCGTTGGATCACGGTGGCCGGCTAATCACCGCCGTCTCCGAAGAAACCCGTTGGGCGGTCATCGACGTGATCTCTCGGGCACCCGTCGAGGGGATCACCGTGGAGCAGCAGGCGCGGCTGATCCGTCAGATCGTCGGATTGAACTCCCGTCAGGCGGCCGCGGTGGTGAACCGGCATAACGGGCTGATCGGCCAGTGGCAGGACGGCCAGTTGACGTTGGCGCAGGTGGAAAGGCAGATCGGACGGTATGAGGCGCAACTGCTCCGCCAGCGGGCCATGATGATCGCAAGGACGGAGACGCTGAATGCGGCCAGGGCATCACAACTTGCGGCGTGGCGGGAGGCGCAGGCCGCCGGGCTGATCGGCCAGGACGCGATGTGGGAGTGGGGGGCGTCACCGGACGCCTGCCCTATCTGCACCGCCTTGGACGGCACCACCTATCCGATGGGGGAGCAAGGGCCGGACACCCATCCGAACTGCCGCTGTTATCAGACCCGCGTGTTTCCCGGCGACGACGGCTACGCGAAGGCTGTGATTGTGAAACCGTTGGGCCGGTTCCCGGATTTCGCCGCCTGCGTCACGTCGATGACCGGCAAGCTGGGGTCGGCTGACGCGGCCCGCCGGTACTGTGGGGCGCTTCAATCACGCATTGAGGGCTCGGCGGCGACCCAATAGCCACACCAGCATGGGCCGACCAGACTTGGACGAATTACAGCGGCGGCAAGCCGGAACGAGATTGTCCATCGTGTGGGTACCGCCGCTGGCTATCGGCACGATGTGATCCATCTCGGGCACTCGCATGAGGCTAGCGCAGTAGGCGCAGCGGTTGCCGAATTCGGCGGCGCGGAGAAGCCAGGCAGCACCAGTGACGTCTGAAGGGGCTGCGGATCGTTTCTTCTGGCGCCGTATCCGGTGTTTCAGATTCACCCGCTCCGGGTTAGCCTTCTGCCACGCAACAGTCCGCGCACTGTTCTCGCGACGGTGGGCCTCATCCCATAGCCGCTTCGATTCGGCACGTCTCGCAGTTCCTTTCATCTGCTGCCAATGCCGTCGATTTAGCAGTCGTCGCTCCTCATCCGACATGGCCCAATAGCGTTGCATGGTCTTCGCGGATGCACAGGGCCGGCAGTAGGGGGCCAGCAGATCTGGCCGCGCCCGGTTCGGACTGAAGGAATTGGGAGGCAGGTAGGTTTTACAATGGGCGCACCACTTAGTGCCGCCGGATCCGTCTCGTCGCATGTCTGTAAGTGTAGCCGCCGTTTGACTTGACCGCACGCCGGGTGTATCCTCCACAGTGAGAGGAGGACCGGTGGCACATCTGCAAGCCGTCTGGGTCTGGTTCGCCGCCGCCGTGCTCGCCGGCCCCTGCCTCACCATCCCGACCATGAGGCTCACCGACGACATTCCCACCGGGGCGTGGGGCTCCTACAACACGGCCAACGAGCTAGTCACCGTCGAGCGGGGCCACGGCGACTGGGTCGCGGTCCACGAGTTCGCCCACCATCTGTGGCATGTATGCGACGTGGATGAGCGGCCGGTGGGCCGGTTCTTCCTGAAGGTGACCGGGCACGAATCGTGGACCCGTCAGGCGAGGGAGGAATGGGCCGCCACGCTCACTTGGGTGCTGACGGGGGAGCCCCGGTGGATGTGGGATGTTCGCCTGGATGCGGCGCACACGTTCCGGCGGATTCTGGCCGGGTAGCCTTTACCCGAACGCCAGTCCGGCCTAACATGCGGGGTATGGATCTTCCCGACACTCTTTACCATCCGCGCTGTCCCAAGTGCGGCAACATCAGCCACTTCGAATGGCAGGGCGACTATCGCATTGACGGGACGGCGGTTGGTTCCTTGTGGGCGGTCTGCCGGGAATGCGACTTCCGCTGGCGCGTGAAGGCGCTTGACGAGCAGGGGCCGTCTGCCTGATGGCTCCGTTGCGCGGCTCCGGCGGCTCCCTGCAAATCACACACCGTACCCCACTCGTCGGCCTGGTCCCCGCGAGGGGCGGCTCGAAAGGCATCAAAGGCAAGAACCTTCAACCCGTTCGCGGGCAACCGCTACTGGTCCATGCGATCAGACTATGCCAAGGGGTGTGCGACCGGACCATCGTGAGCACCGACGATCCGGCTATTAGCGCGGTGGCCCGTTTCTCCGGCGCTGAGGTTATCGGACGGCCCGACGGGCTCGCCTCCGACCGGGCGACCGTGGATCAGGTGTGCCAGTGGGCTGCCACGATTTTGGAGCCGTCCCGGCTGCTGGTCGTGCAGCCGACCGTCCCGCAAGTCCGACCCTCCGATCTGGCCGCAATGGTCGAAGCGTTCGACGGTCGGGCATGGGTGGCCGGGGTGGAGGACCGGCATATCATCTGGTGGCAAGACGGGCCGCTGACTTCGCGGGTGAACCGTCAGCAGCTTGCCGGGCCGACCAGGGAGGTCGGGGTGCGCCTGTACGCGCCCGGCTGTTGGGGCGACCCGCCCGAATACGTGTTCCCGTTCCGTGGTCCGATCGTCGACATTGACACCCCGGCGGATCTGGCCGCGGTACGGGCGGACATGGAATCGAAGACGGTCGTGTTCCGGGTGCTCGGCAACCGGGAGAAGGGTTCGGGGCATCTGCACCGCTGTCTGGCTTTGGCGGAGCGGATGCAGCACCACCGGGTCGGGTTCATCCCGGTCGGCTCTGATGGTTTGGCCGAAACCCTGATAAGAAAGCATGGCTGGCCGTGCTGGTCTGACCCTTACGGTGCGGACCTGATCGTCAACGACGTTTTGGACACGACGGTGAAAGGCATGGCTGCGCTGCGTTCCCTCGCCCCGGTGGTCGCCTTGGAGGATTTGGGGGCGGGGGCGGATCTGGCGGACTGGTGTGTGAACGATCTGTACGGCATCCTGGACGGACCCAAGTTGGCGGTGGTGCGGCCCGAGTTCCTGGCCGTACCCGACGCCGAGTATGGTGGGGGCCGGGTGCTGGTCACGTTCGGCGGCACAGACCCCGCCGGACTAACCGAACGGGTCGCCCCGCTGCTCGAAGGCATGGAGACACGGGTCGTGCAGCCGCCGGGCCGTGACGGGACATGGCGGAATCTTGCGGAGGACATGGCCTGGGCTGATCTTGTTGTCACGTCCGGCGGTAGGACGGTGTGGGAGGCGACGGCGGCCCGCAGACCGTGTGTGACCGTCCTTCAGAACGCGCGGGAATCCACCCACCGGCATCTCTCCCTCGGTGCCGGGGTGGTGAACCTGGGGCTGGCCGGGCTGGTCGACGATCCGACTGTGGGGCGCACAGTCCGGGGTTTGGCTTCCGACCCGGCCACCCTCAGCGACCTCGCATCAAGAATGGAGGGTGTGGTGGACGGTCGTGGGGCTGATAGGATCGTGTCGGAGTGTGAACGGCTGATGGGAGGACCGTGATGGAGGAAGGACCGAAGCAGATCGGAATTGGAAAGATTCTCTTGATTGTCTTCTGTCTTGTTGCCATATTGCTATTTCTCGGGTCGGTCGTTTGGGAAGGATTGCCGGGGATAGGCGATCTTGTGAATCCGACCACCACATCAGAATGTGAAAACTGATGGGAGGACTATGAATGACGACCTGTTTTTCAACGTCTGGCGAGTGGGATGAGACGGCTGCTGGTTGGGAGGATGACAGGGCCTTAGCCGTGGCGGCCTGCCGCTGGGCCATGACCGCTTTTGCCGAAGGGATCACCCGTATCGAGGTGGACGGGTGAATCTGCCCCCGTTCGGTCTTGTCGCCGAGATCGGCCCCGCCGAAGGCGACCTCGCCTACGCTTTGGAGGCGGTCCGGGAGGCATCCCGGGCGGGGGTGTGGGCGGTCAAAGCACAGTTCTACGAGGCCGGCCTCCTAGCATCGCCCGACGCCCGGCCGTACTGGAAGGGCGGCGAAGGCACCCAACGCGTCTACTACCAGAGACAACTGACCGGCGGCGAGTGGGGTGTGGTGAAGGAGGCTTGCGACCGGGCCGGGATCGTGTTCTTCGCCTCCGTCTTCGACCGCCGCGCCCTCGCCCTGGCCCTCTCGTTGGACTGCCCGTATGTGAAGGTCGCGTCCGGTGACATCACGAACCGTCCGCTGTTGGAGGCGATCCGGGAGACCGGTAAACCCGTCCTGCTGTCCTGCGGGGCGTCGTTCGAACATGAGATCCGGCGTGCCTTGTGCTGGCTGGACCCGTCCCCGGTGCTGCCGTTGGCCTGCTCGCTGGAGTATCCGACCCCGCCTGTCCGGGCCAGCCTCAGACGGATTCCGATGATGCGTGACCTGTTCGGCCCGGTCGGCTACAGCAACCATGTGCCCGGCATCAACGCGGTTATCGCCGCGAAACAGTTGGGTGCTATTCTGGCAGAAACCCATTTCACCATCACCCCCGGCGGGGGCGGCGATCATGATTTCGCGGTGACCGCCGACCAGATTTTGGAGGCGGATTGGGATCGGACCCCGTTCGGCTATGACATGATGTTCGGGCATCCGCAGCTGCTGGGCCCGCATTCGGGTGAGACAGCGGCGAGGGTGGGGGCGCGGCGGTCTTTGCATGCTGCTTCACCGATCGGGGAGGGGGAGCCGTTCACCCAGGATAATCTGGTCGCGTTGCGGCCGATGCCGGGTTGGGAGCCGTGGCGGATCGACTATCTGCTCGGATCCCGTGCCCGGAGGGCGTATGATGCGGGGGAACGGATACTCCTAACCGAAGGGCAGATATGAGCGCTGCTTCGATTGCTGTTTTTCAACTCTTAGCCGCCGCCGTCAATCTGGCCCTGGCTATCTGGTCCTGGGGTCTTGACAAATACGGGTGGGCTGGGCTGCATGCCGGACTGGTTCTGTTCCTGCTCGGCTGTTTCGTTATCGGTCTCTGGCAGGAGAAGAAGTGACCGCGGCCGAGTATGCTGCCCTGCCCCGCTGGCGCCAAGACTGGCTGATACGGCATCTGTGGCGGGAAGGCTTCGCGGCGACACCGCACGACTGTTTCCTGCTCATGCAGCGCATGGTGCGTATTACGGGTGACGGGCCGCAGTGGCGGGTGTGGCTGCGGGCCGGTCAGGATATGGATGTGCG